TGATGAATTCCGCGGCGTCCTCCCAGCGCTGTGTGAATCGGTAGTTCACGATCATCTGAGATTGCGGGTCGATTTCTGAGGTTTTCACCGGTCGGTCGAACTTCAGCAGCTCCAGCAGCAGGATCGCTCGCGAGATTTTGTGGTTGAGAATGAAGGGTGGAAGCTCCTTCCGTGCTTGGTCCTCGCAATTCATCTTGCGGAGAATGTGTAGTAGTTTCAGTGGTTTCATAGTAGTTTCATTGTTTCGGTTTGTTGTGATTTCGGTGAGTCTGCGAACATATCCATTTGCGCGGTTTCGGCTTTTACGCGTGCAATGCCTGCCGCAAAGTAGTCAGGATCGAGTTCACAGCCCGTGAGATGCACGCCTGAGTAATGCGCTGCAATCGCGTGGCTCATGCTGCCGAGGTGCGTGTCGAGGATCTTCATGCCCACTTTCGCGTAGTTGGCGAGAAGCCAGCGGTAGAGCGCGATGGGTTTTTGAGTTGGATGAATCCTGCTTGGATTTTGGCTTCTCTCTCGATAAATACGCGCCACACAGTCAAAAGATGTCCACGCCATTTCCCATGCACTAAGCGTGGGCATGTCTTGCACCTTGTCCCATGAAATGATACCGCGAGTTGGTGGCATTTTGAAGTAGTTTCCTCCCCACACGATTTGATGCTTCGACACGCGGCGCAGCTCCTCGAAGTATTCATCGGTAGGCGCGGTGTCCCATCGCTTCTCACGATACATTTGCACATATGCGCGTTTCTCTAGCACCCCGCCTCCATCACTCAGTCTGTCCCCCAGCCCATACGGCGGATCAACAATCGCCAAGTCGAAATGCTTGTCTGGGTATTCTTTCATCAGCTCCATGCAGTCCATCAGGCGCAGGTCGAGTGTGTCTGTTTTGTAGTGTGTCATAGTAGTTTTCGTCTGTAAAATTCCGCGATGAGTGCCGCGTCGACCAGCCCTTCGTGAGCCTTCTTGCTGCGAGGTGTTGCCAGCCATGTCTCGGTCACCCATAGCTCTTTAGCCTTTGCCCTAGCGAATGGCTTAGTCTCACCCTTTGGCACCTTGCCGAGCATTTCCTTCTGCCATGTCTGAGGTGCGATTCTGATGTGCCGAATGTTATTTGCTTCGAGAATGCCGCGGATCACGCCGTAGCAGTCCCACATTGAGCAGAGAGCGAGTGTGCCTGGTGAGTGTTTGCTCGGCGTCTCAAGTGCCACCGCGACCTCGTCGGAGTATTGAAACTTCTCGATCCATTCGCAGACGGCGATAGCGTCGCACTCCCTGCTGCTGCCGTTGGTTCTTGTTGGCATGAGAATACTGTCGAGAACCATTCCGCTGTATGCTGAGAGTGCTACAAGAGCACCGCTGATCCCGTTGTCGATTCCGATAATAATGTCTGGTTTTTCTTTCATTTCGTTTATTTCGTTTGTTTGTCTATTGTTCCCACGGTAGCGCCGCAGTCGATGCAGACGAGCCTTCCGTTTCGTTCCATCGGTGTTCCGAATTTGCAAACAGGGCAGTCTGGGAGGTCTGCGTAGTTCGGTGGCGCGAAGAATAATTGCCCAGCCGGTGAGTGCGCGTCCTTGATCGTTTGCCCGCTTTGTATTCCGTGTTGATGTTTCATTTGCTGTAGTCCTTTTTTACGAACCTCCTCCAGTGCGCCTCGATCCGCCGCTGCACGATGTCTCTGACTTCCTCATCATTGACCTTCACAGCTGCCGCGGTGATTCTGATGGCAAGTCGCTCCTCTTTCGGAGCAGCCTGCCACCATTGGCGGAGTTTCTCAAGTGTCTCCGTCTCACCCATTACAATCTGATCGCGTTAAGGATTCTTGGCATTTCCTGCTCATATTCCGATGCGAATGTCAGCGCGGTTTCACGGATCTTGTCAGTGTAGTCATCCCAATGCACCGGCAGGATTAGCGGTCGAAGCCCGGGGAAATAGCTCATAAAAAACCACGTCCGAATGCCAGTGATCGCCATCGAGAAGTGAACTTGCGGTCGATACTTGGAAGGCAACTCACCGTCGAGCAGATAGTCAACATGAGTGTCCACGCTCGGGCACTTGATCTCCAGCCCGTGGATCACTTCGTCGATCATGAACAGCCCGTCAGGTGAGCAAGCCAAGCACGGGTGCAACATTGATTGCAACATGCCCACGGTATCGACTGCGTGACCAGTGATCTCGGTGAACTCATCGCGAGCGATCCACTCGTGGTCATGCCCCCATTGGGTCGCTGCGTTGCCAGCGAAGGCATGAGGATCGTCAATGAGGCATTCCCGCGCCAGCTTGCGCATGAGTCCCTTCGATGCCGCTGCGAGCTTGCCTGTCGGTGTTATGATGCCAGCCGCTTGTGATGCGGTGAGCTTGCCCTTGCGAGCGTTAAGCCATTCGTCGGTTCCTTGCTCAAGGTTGACGATGTGGTAATGGTTCACGCCTCACCTCCTTCCTGTGCAGGCTCCATCTCGATCGCTGGCACCATGGCTGCGAACGGATTGATTGCCTCGGCGCGAACTGTCGGTGTAACATTGCGAGCCTGTGCGAACTCACGATCTTCGTCAGTGCGTATAGCATCTTGAATCTCAGGTGATAGTGGTAGCCATTTCGATGCGCGGCGAAATACGGTTTTCTTCGCCATCTCATCGAAGTCGGAGATCCACGGTCCAGACTGACCGGCGCGTGAGCGCTTGCGAATGCCTTCGACCTCGTCACGCGTCATGACCTCGCACTTCTCGCTGCCGTCCTTGAATGTCACGATGACATAGAAAGCGTATGCGTTGCCGCGCGGCGCTTTGTAGTCAACGACATGCTGTTCGATCTTGCCGCGGTTGACCACGAACTGATCTTGTTCACAGACCTTGTCGGCGTGGATGCTCGTCACGGTGCCGCTGCGCATTACCAGCTCAGCGATGCCCTTGTAGTCGAGAATGAGCGTGCATTCTTTTCCGTAGGGGATCAAGTGAGCGCGGCGACCGTCTGGCTCGATGCCGAGCGCACTGAGGTCGAGCAAGCAACGCATGAAGCTTTCCGGTGTGCAGTCCTGTAGCTTCGGTGTGCGTGTCAGTGCTGTGATGGCGACCCGTGCGAAGCGATCGACGCTCAGGTGCTTTGGTAGAGCCAGAGCGAACTGGTTCTTGACGTTCTCCTCGGAGAGCAGACCTTTGAGGGTCCGTGGCTTGTTGGCGATTTGTGTGTTTTCTGTTGTCATATGGTAGTTTGGTTTGGTTGGTTAGAATGCGAATGCGTAGAAAAGTGCGGCGATCCCGAATCCGGTAGCGACGCCGAAAGAGTAGAGAGCGATGATGCCTAGAATTGGTGGGTTTTCGTTCATAGATTAAAAGGGGACAAAATCGTTGTCATCATCCTCTGACGCTTGAGGTGCTTGTCGCTGGTTGCTTGGTGCCGAGGAGCTACCGAACTCCAAAGTCTTTCCATTGCCGATGTAAATCTTTGTAGCCTTAGCCTGTCGTTCTTCCTTCGTTTGTTGCAGCGCGATGTTGTGAGTGTTTTTGTAATCGTCGATCTCTCTGCGCTCGGTGAGGTCGCAGTTCAGGTATGCTCCCTTTTCTCCGATAAAGACCGCAGGGTGAGGGATGGCAACATGCAAGCTTCCGTCCTTCGCTGTGAATTTGCGTGCGCCTGGTATCTTTAGCAGATCAATTTTTAGTGGGTGTATTATGCTCATTTTGTTAGTCTTGGTTTTGTTTCTATTTTGAGTTCGCCGGTCAGAACGCGGTCAATGCCTGAGAAGATCAGAGCCTTGGCAACGCTTGCCGGTTTTGTGTTTGCACGCTTGGCAGCAGCGCGTAGCTGTGCAAGCCCATCTTTGCCCAGCGCGATAGTGACCGCGCCTCGTTTGTTTGTTGGTATCATGTTGAGAAATTGGTTGTGCGCGTTACAGTCGCGCCCCTGAGTTTTTAGGCGGCCAAGCGATTCACAATATATCTGATAGAATCACGCGTCATTGGCCAGCTTGACCACTCGCCTTGCGTGTAAATCATCCATGCAATAGGAGCATTGCCGAATTTGTTTTTGTAGCAAATTACTGGAATCCCTTTGAACTTAAAAAAGCGAGATGTTTCTGTGCGTGATCTGGTAGTTTTCATATCGTTGGTGTCGGGTGACGCGCAAAGAATAGACGAAAACCTTGCAAAGTGTAAAGCATAAATCGCAATTATTTTTCAGATTTTTCATTTCCCTATATTCTACAAGGGTTCCAGAGCGGGAAATTCGCACTTCCCGAGCGGGAAATCTGCGGGAAATCCTATGTAAACCCTATGTAAACCCTATGTTGCCATACGTCAGCCATACGTCCGCCATACGTCTGCCATACGTCCGATTTACGTCCGGTGATACCGGTCATGCTCGATATTTGAGCTTTAATTCACCCGATTCTCTGGTATTATTCTCGAGAACTTGCGAAACGCAGCGTTGCGCGTAGTAGGTGGGATTCCTGCCCCGATTGAAAGTTGACTCCATGTCATCGCGAAAGCTAGGTCGGGTGCGGGTATCCAATCACAGCAGATCTCCCACGCCTCTCAACGATGCGCACCTTGGGAGATATTTTTTCACCGCTTGAAAATTATTTCTTGCGTTTTTCCAATCTTGGCTTATTCTTCTCTTGTTCGTGCGCTACTACCGCCGTAAAAGACTTTCTTGCTGTGTGTTCAATAGCATCGAAGCCCGTTCAGAGGTAGTAGCCTGAACGGGCTTTTCATTTAATTCTTGTTTACACTAATGCCCTCACGTCCCGCCTTGCGCCGAGAAATCGGCTATGCATGTAAGTCTAGTCGGGGTGCGTGATGGCACCTTTTTTTGATGGCAAGACAAATGATGAGAAATAAACAACCAACGAAAAAATGAGTGAGGAAACAAAAGAGTTTGAAGCATGGCTAAAATGGGCGAATCAATCCATCAAAATCGAGTTCCATGCACGCAATCAATACGCAATGAGCAATCCTAATTCGACAAAGCAACAGCGCGATGAATACGCCAAACAATTGAGCGAGTCCGATGAGGATTGCCAGCGTTTATACGATGCATGGCAGCAAATCTTAACCACTAAAACGAAATGAGTGAGGAACAACAATTAAAAGACGCGCTAGCATTGGTCAATTTCGAGCCATGCAGAGGAGCAGAGCGTCCGCAGATCATGCCCTGCTTTGAGTGTGATAACGGCACTATGCTACCAATCACTCTGAATTACCACACAAACCACCCTAATCTCGGGGATATCACAATCCCCAGCGTCCCCATGCTTCGATGCGACAGTTGCGGGGACACCGTTATCGCCCAAGAAGGCAGCGCCTACATCGAGTGCATAATTAACGCATTGAAAACGAATTAGAAACATAAGTGAAATGAGCGAGGAAAATAAATATCAATATCACAGCGGTGATTTGTCAGAAGATCCATGGATTAGCTTCCCGAATAACGGCAGAGAAGTTGGTGATCTGCATGATATAGCGGAAGAGCTTAACCGCTTGTATAAAATTGCCGAGTCATACGACCACCTTGTAGAATCATTACCAAAAAGCAAGCGACCGTTTAGCGACAAGCAAGCGCAAAAAGTCATTGCCTCGCAGGTGAAGCGCATCACTCAGCTGGAGGATGATCTGAGCTTTGTCCGTTGCGAGCTGGATAAATTGAGAAAGAAAAACCCCGCCAGTGGGTGATGACGGGGCTGTATGGCTAAGTCTGGTTCGCTTCGCAAGAGTCGCGCACTTAGCACTGTCGGGAGTAGACTAGCGCAATCGGGCGCGGAGTCAAGGCATAATTACGCTTTGCTGGCTGCGTCCGAATAAGCGTTTGCCGATTTGCCCTTGTGGCTGATTTTGCGCATTTTCAGGATTCCCTTTTTGACCTGTTTCGATAGGAAATCCTGCGCTGTTCTCGGGTTCATTTTGAATTTCGCGCAAAAATCCTCCGTGGTGAATTCATCGGGTCTGATCTTGGTTGTCATCAGTTCGCCCATTTGCTGCATCAGCTTTTCAGCGTTTCCTATTCTTTTCATATCAATCTGCGGTGTAAACTCTCGAATGGACAATCGGCAGCTCGTTTCTGTCTTGGTTCCGAGCATCGAAAATGATTGCGCTTGGCTGCGGGATTGCATCGGGGACAACTTTGAAGCCGTAGCGTGTCAGCCCCTGCCATGCGCCTGTAATTGCGCTGATCTGATTGCCGTCCTGCCAGATTCCATGCCGATGACGGTGAGCGCGTATCATCACGTCTGGCACTCTTTTCTTGGCTCTTGCCCGTGCGTGGGTGAGATTGCCGAGCATGATGCTATGCGCCGATGCCTCCAGGTATGTCCGAGCCGTTGCGCTGATGTGGTGTGCGAAATTGTAAAGCTTGCCGTTCATTTCGAGATCCAGAACGTCCCATGCGTGCTGGCCGTTCGACTTGTTCTTGCTAGCTCCGAGCGCACGTCCTACCGCAATCTCCTGATTGAGCGTGTGGCTCTCTGTGCCTTTGATGATGTGGATCGTTGAGGATTGCTCCAACAACTCGCTGAGGATCTGTTTTACCGCCGTAACTTGGTCGCCGAGGTCGGGCGTCATCACCTGCAAGGTTTTGTGGTGGATTCCATCGACAATATCGCCGTTAATTACAATGTCGTATGGCTGGCCGTCGGTAACTTTCGCCACCCAGCTGTTCATGTCGATCCAGCATTTCCACAGCCATTTTTGGAAATGGTTCTGGCCAATGGGGTTGCCCTCGTTGCTGATAAAATCCGCAGGCCACAAGCCCACGGTGCTTCCGACATGGAGGTCGCTGAGAACCAGAATGAGCCTGTTGGTAGTTTTCATAGTTATACGGTAAAAGTGATCCAATCGCGAACGTTAGAAGCATTTCGACGTTGGCGAACTACTCCGCCGCCGTCCCTGCTTCCTTTTGTGTTAGAATTTCCCTCGATGGTTTGGAATACTCCGTTCTTGTCTGGCTTGGAAATAGCGATGCCGCAATGACTGGTTGAGTGTAGCGAGAAAATGCCGATTGCCTCGCCTGTGTGGCTCCTGCGCGTCTTTGTGCTACGATCCTGAGCAAGACTCCATTCATCGAAGCCGTAAGCTGCCGCGGTCGTCGGGCGAGTAAATGTGAGCTTGCTTCCATGTTCCTTTTCCCATCGTGCCATTGCCTCGCGAACTACGAAGCAAATAAACGCTGCGCACCATGGCCAGCCCGTGCCATCGAGTGATGTTGCCGCTTGGTATTGTTGCACCCGTTTACCTGTGTTTGAGTAGCCGATTTCCTTGGTGCCGATTTCCTCGGTAGCAACTTCTCGGATGTGTTCGCTGAGTGTTTTCATGGTGCTTTTTTGTTATGTGAAACCATTGGTATTGTGATGTTTTCTTGATGTTGACGAAACGAATTTCGTTAACATGCTCATAATGATTTTGAATGCACGGTTTTGTCCTTTTGCCAGAAGTCCAAGCCGAATCCCATCACCGCTTGGTAATACATTTCAGAAAGCGGAAAGCGATCCTTGCGCATGAGTGAGCGGAAAAGCCCGTTGACCTGCTCAAAAGTCAGCTTGAAATGCTTCGTCGCCGAAAACTGGAAAAGCACATCATGCACTAGAGATGCGTGGACGTTGGTAGCATGATCTGGAGTCCCGAGCCACACGCCTAGCACTTTGCGTTTGGGACTGCATCCGTTCCATGCGTAGCCTTGGGAGATGTAAAGTATGCCCTCCTCGATTGTCGCCCATACTCGCCCGCTGCCATCGCAGAACGCCGCGTTGCGGTGAAAAAACGGGAGCGGTGTCGCGATGATTCGCTTCGTCACAAAGCGGTAAACTTTGCTGCCATTGGTTTTCTCGTAGTCTGTGCCTAAGTGTATCATTTTTTGTTCACCGCCTCGGTGAGTTTGTCGAGAGCGGTGCTGAGTTTCTCACGCGATTGAGCCGACATGGCCGCCGCTTCTACTTCTCGGTCGTGCATCGCATCCAGCCGCTTCTGCCGCTCGTCACGCTCTGCGCGTAATGCTCTGACTGCCAAGACAAGAAAGACCAAACAAAGCCCCGTGCCGCCTCGTTCTAGCCACACGTCCAGACCGTCTGGCATGACCTGAGCGAGTGAGATACCGCCAAATTGTGAGACGATGGCAGCAAGGGAAAAGCCCATAATTTTTGCTTCAAGTTCTATCATAACGTGGGGGATTCTTCGGTGATGACAACTGGTGAATTGTATGCAAACGCTTTTCCGTCATTAGTGTAACCCTCTGGCATTGCAATCGGCACGCGCAAGGCGTGACCTGCATCTGCGAGCCATTGGTTCACTGTTGTCGCCATCATGTAGTGCTTTGTGTTGCGCTCGTTAGCCAGTGCGTAGTCACTATTGAGGTCTGCGATTAGCGCCTCAGGTGTGCGCCCAACAAAGCCAAGTAGCTCGTTGACCTCTGGCTTGAGATTCCAAAAACGGTCGTATGATTCTGTCAAGACCGTGGCGAGATGCACGATGCCTTTGAGAGTTTGCTGCTCGATGGCGGCGTTTTGATAATTGATCGGGAGTGTTTGGAGTAGTGACATAATTTTTATTCTACATAAATTTTAGCATCAAATCCAACGACAATTTGACTCGTGGTTGACGATGCGCTGTTGCAAGATTGCACATCCACATAGCTGTTTGCGGATGTTCCAGTTCCAGTCGGTCCTCCTGTTCCCGTAACGGTGACAAGTGTTCGGCTGCTATTGACTGCGAAAAAACCAAAAAGGTTACCAGCCCCATCCGACTCGAGTCCGAGCGTATGAACTGCAGACGCAACGGAGGATGGGCATCCAGAATTTACCCATGACGAATAAGATATGCTTGTGCCGTTGTGTCCGAAAACTCTTATGTCGTGCGATGATCCGTTTGCTCTGAACTCAATGCCAAAACCCAATGCGGAAAGCGGGTCAACTCCGTCAGCGGTTGCTGTCTGGTTTGTGCCAAAAACAATTCGAGTAACGTTTCCAGTGTTGGTAAAATTGGATTTGCCAGTGGTAAATGCGATTGAAATTCCTAGTTTTTTGTTGAAGTTAATTCCAGTCCCTGTTACGTTTGGTGCAGCACTTACTCCGCGTGCCAATGTAGCTCTTGCCCATCCGCTATTTGCCGTTCCGCTGTTTAGTGAGAAAAGCCTGCTGCCCGCATCTGTGACTGCGGTTGCTGAACCTGTGCCACTCGTGCCAAATGAGGGCGGGTAAACGATATTTCTAACGGTTCCGATAGAATAAAACGATTCTTTTGCTGACCTTTGGCGCACGATTATTTCATCATCGGTCGCTGGCACGGCATTTTGTCCGTTCGCCCTTGCTGCTGATCCTGTGAAAGTTGGCGTTGTCAAAGTTGCGCCCTCGGCTCGCACGAAGCCACCGCCTGTTCCGTTCTCGTCGGTGAGTGCCGATGCTAGGTTTGCGCTTGTTGGAAACTCAAGAAAGTTTGCTACGTTTGTTCCAGCTGTCGTCGTTGCGAGCGTTGTAAGCCCTAAAGCCGTGCGATGCGCTGCCGCTGCGCCAGTGCCGTAGGTGTAGCTTGTTGAGTTAAAGGTGGTCGCCCCGCTGATCGTCCCTGCTGTCAGCTTGTCGGGTTCGCCGTTTGTGTTTCCTGTCAGTGCAAGCGTTCCATTTCCTACGGGATATTTGTAAACATATGACCCGCTGGATGTTAGGTTATCAGTGGTAATGGTGAATGACCGCTCTCCGTATAATGCGGAATCAGAATACCATTGGAAGTGGCTTGTATTCCCAAAAATGTCGTAACGACCTTTTACGCTGTCACCATCTCCAACAATAAGAGACAATCCAATCGACGCAGTGCCTGACCCTATATTCGTTGCAGTTAAATTTTCCAAGATCAAATCAGCCGTGCCAGTCTGCGCATCTGAAATGTCAGCGAAGGAGATGTCCAAAGCATCTTTCAATGCTTGTGCTGAGCCTTCCGCAAAAGTATATGTCAACGTATCGAATACAACTTCATCCAAAATGTTGCAAATTCCAACGGCTAAAGTATCAAGCATTATTTGACCCGTGCCATCGCTTGTCGTTGCGCTTGTTACGCTGTTCGGGCCTGCAGGGCCTGTTGCTCCAGTTGCTCCAGTGTTGCCTCGCGGAATTGTAAAATTGAATACTGCCGCTGATGTCGTGCCGCTGTTGGTAACGCTCGCATTTGTTCCTGCCGCGCCTGTGGTGGTAGTGCCAACATTTACAGTTGCCGCCGCCCCTTGTGTGGCAACGACTTTGATGACAACGGTTTCGTCAGCTTCGGTTTCGATTGTGACGTTCTCCTCAATCGTAGTGACTTCTAAAATTACTTCTTCTGACATGTCTTAATCTCTGGTTGTGTTTATGGTTACCGTCATCCCACCTTCGAAATATGTCCTGCGAGTAGGGACTCCATCCTTTACCATTGTCACCTTCACTGAATAGACGTAGTAACTTGGTTCAAGATCAAATTGCTCAATTCTGTCTATGCGAAATTGTCGGGTTGTGGGATTGAGAATGGTGATTCCGCTTCCCGATTTTAGCTCCAATTCTTTATCGCATGAGTTCGCGCTGCCTTTTCTGAAATCCATTTCAACATACGTCAAGTCTCCGTAGTCTTCTGTTTCACTAAGATCAACGCGAAAAGTCTTAGCCTTGAACGTGTCGCCCTGCTTTATATTTTGGAAGTTGTATATTGCGGTCGTGGTAGCCATGTTCTTTGCGCTTTTGTGTAGTCGTTTTGGGTTATGTCAACACTATTTTTGTCGTGTCAATTTATTTATCGCATCGGCATTTTCGTAGAGAAATTTTAGCGTGCGTTGATATCGGTCAAAATGCCCTCCCGCGATCTTGTGCAATGCACAATCGTCGTAATTCGATTCCGCTGGGTTGGTGTGGACTGGCTTCTCTAGCTTCGTGACTGGCACGCCGTTGTTGCGGAAATACCAGCCCATGATTGCGTCATCGGCCAATAAAGCTTCGGTAAAATTCTCATTCAAAAAGTAAATCAATCGTTTGAGCTTTTCTAGGTCAATCAGTGATCGTCGGAAAATCACCGCGCCATAACCCTCTGGCAAGTCGGTGTTGTAAATCCGAAATACGCTGTTTGCCATAGCGTGACATTCCTTGTATTCGCTTGCCATGCGTGCCACAAGCTGCGGCGAGTATTGGCAATCGTCATCAAGAATGATGCACAAATCATCATCCTGCACCTGCTCACAAATACCGATGTATTTTGTAATTGCGCCGTAATCTTTTGTCCGTCTGACAATGTGTTTTTCACTTAGCCTTTCGACCTCGGATTCGTCATAATCCTCATCGGTTCTAAATGCGTGATTCGGGATCGAGAGTATTACTCCTTTTGGTTTTGTGTTCCCGCTTGTCATGTGGTCAACAATGGCTCCCACGCCATGCAGGCGCGAAGGCATAACTGACATTCCCACCCATGCGCTTTCCTCGCTTGTAACGTAATCGCCGCTAGCTAATCGCCGCAATTCGGCAAGCGCGTATTCTCGTTGCTTATTGTCGTTCCCGTAAATGCCGCAATGGATCAATGATGCATTTTCGCCGTTCCATGTGTCGGCGCGCCTCGCTTGACCTATCGGGATCAAATGCACGCCGTTTGGATATACTCTTCGCAAAGCGTGATTCATTGCAATGTCTTCCTGATTTCCTCGCATGGATGTGCATGATTGTGATACTTCAATCTTGAGTAATGCCTCGCGTCTGACTGCGTAGGCAATTCCCAAAAATCGACTTGGTTCGTTCGGCCATTGATGACCAACTGCCATCACCAAACTGTTAGCAAAAGGATCAAAAAGATTGTTTTTCAAGTGCCAGGTATCAACGTCCAGCTTCGCCACAATATCGCCGCCCGTTGCAACCATTGCGGCAATTATGCTTTTCGAAACTCCGTTTCCCCATGTTATTTCCACAGTTGGCAAGTCATGCTCAATCCTAACTGGCTTCACGCTGTCATTGCCTAGCCATAGCTCAACATCGGGGTATAACTCATGCCACCGTGCAACAAAAATTGGTAGCATGTTTTGATCTGCTTCATGACAGCAAACGATTGCTTTTTTAATCATGGCATACCTCCCCCGCCTCCGCTTCCAGTTGATGAACATCCAGCGGTAAATTCTGCACTTGGTGATATAATCAATCCGTCATCCCACTCAAGTATCACCGTTCCAGTACCTCCATTACAAGGATTGTGTGTCAATGTTCCCATGTTACCATTGCCGTGAATTTTAATTGCATCGCCTTCTATTGTTACTGCAATTCGTGCTGGAGAAGCTCTTTCTTTGATTCTTCGAAAATTTATTGTTTCATCCGTTTGATCTTTGATAACTGGTGCGCCTTCTCCAGACAATTGCTTTATTTTTCTAAACTCAACTTTATCCGCTGCCTCATTGTAAGTCTTGCCAACTTCGTAGCAATCGCCTTCAGCTTCTAGGTTCTCCATTGTGACCCGCTCATCATAGTGGTCGATGTTGTCACCTGCGCCGTAAAGTTTAAGCCTTGGCTTGCTGTCCACGATTTCAAATACGGCGATCTTGTAATTGTGTTCACCGTCCGCGCCATCGAAGTCGAAAATCTTCGGTTTATAATGCGCACCCGCTAGCTTGTCCTTGCCAACTAAAACGGTCGGTTCTTCTTCAATGGTGCCGTCTTTTTTTACCAATACTTTAACGTAAATCGCTTGCCCGTCTGTAATGTCGTGATAAATCGGGTTGTCGTCCTCATCCACAAGCTCGGTCGGGAAATGATAGATTAACGCCTGATCATCGGGGATTCTGCGTTCGATTACATAGCCTTTCGAGAGTGCGATTTTGTAAGTGAATCCGCCTTCGCCTTTTTCAGCTTTTAGAATCGGCATGAATGGCGCGGATGACCCTTTGCTGCCTTTTCCGTTAGTTGATTCCACGGGTGTTCTATCACTAAGCCGCTTCATCGCCATGATCAACTGGTTGAATAGGCGTGCCGAAATCTCATCGCCAGCCCTAACCAATGGCGGCAGTTGTATTGGTAAATCTCCGTCTCTAATCATACAAA